ATGAAAGACTAGGTACGTATGGTTCTGGAGTTGCAAGTCTATTTTCTGGTAATGCACCATTTGGTAATCAATCAACAATTACACCAAATCCAACACCATTACAAACGGCTCTTGGAACAGCTAGTGTATTAAGTGGTATCTTTGGTGGTAATCAATCAAGAGATGTTGGTAACGTTATAAGTAGAGTTTAATATGAACAGAATAATGCGAAGACCAATGTTTAGAAAAGGTGGCAGTGCCGGTGAAGGTATTACTTCAGGCCTTGCACCTAGACAAGGGTACAACACAAACAATAATAATAGTGTTCAACAAAACGATTTATCTAAAATGGATATAAGAGGTATGAACATGCAACAGTTAAAAGATCTTGCATCACAGATGGCGTACAAAGCACCGCCTATGGCACCAGATAGATCATTAGATGATTTTAAAATAGATTTTGGTTTAGATTTAATATCAAGACCTGCATCAGGTAATATATTTCAAACAGCTGCATTATCAGCCAAAGATCCTTTTAAAAGATTTAGAGAAAGCAGAGGACTTTACGATAAATCTATACAAGACAGAGCTGTCAACAAATATAATGCAGAAGCCAATATGTTTAAAACATTAATTGGTGCACAATCTGATATTCTTGGATCATCGTCAGGTGGAAAAACATATAGAGATATAGAAATAGCTAGAGAATTAGAAAACATAATACCTGAAATATATAAATTAAAAGAAAAAGATTCTTTAACCGATGATGAAAAAATACAATTAGAAATATTAGAAACACAAAAAAATAATTACACTAAAAAAAATCCAATTACTGAAGGAGCAATAGATATTTTTGTTAAATCAAGTGCTGGTCAAAATTTATTTAATAGTATATCAGAAAATTTATTAAAAGAGGATAGAGTTGCTGGAACAAATAAATATAAAGATGGAAATGATACTCAACTTTATATTGATTCTATTGAGCAAATTAAAATTATACTTGGACAGTTTTCGGGTGGTGGTAGAGCGGGCTACGCTAACGGCGAAATAGTTGAAGAACAAATTACTGAAACAGAGACCATGGCTCCCGGACCTCAAACACCGTCAATGACTAACCCAATAAGCTATGATCAATTAAGAGCTAGATTACCAAGAGAAATTACAGATGATATTGTTCAACTTATGACTAACAGTGCGGAAGCACTAGAAGATTTTGCAATGATATCAACACAACAAGACGTAGATCAATTTAATAAAAAATATAACGTTAATTTAGTATTACCAGCGGAGGCGTAAAATGGCTACAACCGCCTACGACCGATACCTCAAAAATAAAAAAGAAGAAGATTCATTAGAACCTGTAGACATACAAGTTCAAGATACTAAACCTCTTGATATAGATCAAATTAAATTAAAAATTCAAAACGAACTTACAGAACAAACGGAACCTAAGAAACCTGTTAAATGGTTGTCTCTTCCTGATCCTAAAAATGTAATGAATTTATATTACACACTTAATCCTACAAAAAGATTAGGTGATGCAATAGGAATGAAGAAAGATCCTAAAGAACTTATTAAACAATTACCTGATCAAGAAAGAGATTACATATCAGGTCTTGATGAAATAGCCAAAGGTATAGATTCTGGTTTATATGACACTCAACACAGTATAGGTGCTTTGTTGTTTGCTGGAACAGATTTAGCATTCAATACAGATCTCATGTCTAAGTTTGAAAAAATTATGGAAAAAGAAGAAACTTTTTTAAATCGTCCTGAAACATGGAGAGGAGAAGTAACTTCTTTACTAACACAATTTGGAATACCTGGAACTTTAGTAACTAAAGTTGTGGGAAGAATACCTGGCGTAGTAAAAATGAAAAAGGCTGCTGATAGAGTTAAAGGTGGCAAACTTAGAAAAACAAGTCAAGTTGCAACACGAGCTACAGAAGGTGCAACTATTGTTGGTGTTACAGATTTTTTAGCATCAGAACCAGGTAGAGAGTCTTTATTTTTTGAACCAGAATCTACAGACGGATTAACTGGTAGAAAAAAAGCTGCAGCAGAATTTAGGAATAGAATTAAATACGGAGCTGAAGGAACATTAGTTGGTGGTGGTTTTCCTATTGTTGGTAAATTTACGCAACTTGGATACAAATATGGATTAGCTCCATTAATTTCTAATAAAGCTGGTTTGGGTGTAGCACAATTAGGTGCAAAAGGAATTGATAAAGCAGTGGTTAGACCTGCAGAAATAATTTTAGGAAGTAAAATTGCAAAACCAATAACTAGTAATGCAGCAAAAGGTATACAAAAAGCCACTAATTTTACAGTTAGTAAACTTATGGCACCTTTATTAGTGTCAGGTATGTCTAGAAAATTTGTAACTCAATTACCTCCATTTGAACAATGGAGATTAAAATCTGTAACCGACCCTAATCCTATAAATAAGTCTATAAAAAAATTAGATAATTTTTTATCTTTATTTAGATCTTACGGTAAACAGCCAAAAGATATTGAAGGTGTAACAGAACAAGTACAGTTATATATAAAAGGTAGAGCTAGAAAAATAGATAGAACCTACGAAGGTTTAGAAAAAACAGCATACACTTTAGCTAAAAAATTTCAAAACGATTACAACAAAGCTACCACATCTCCACCAATGCAAAAATATTTTTTAGATCAATTAGATGAATATGCACGAGGACAAATAAAATTAAAAGATTTACCAAAAGAACTACAACCAGGTGCTAAAGATTTAATTAATGATATTCAAAAAATAATGACAGAGTTTAAAAAAGTTTTACCAAAAGGTAAAGAGGCAGATGACTTAGCTAAAGATCTTGCAAACATAGAAATAAAAGATGTTAAAAAATATTTAGTTAGATCATTTCAAACATTTAGAAACCCTGAATATGTACCACCAAAAGAAGCTATGGATAAGGGTGTAGTTTACATATCAAAATTAATTAAAAAAAATCCTACAATGAGAGAATCTGCAAGAACAGCTTTTCCAAAATTAAAACCAGATGATGCATACAAAGAATCTGCTAAAATGCATATTGAAGATATACTAAGAACAGGCAAAGCTGAAGGTAAATCTCCTCTTAAACAATTAAAAGAAATAGGAACTAGAATTTTACAAAACGATAAATATAGATTTTTAAAAACCGGTGATGAATTACCTGATGAAATAAAAAATTTATTAGGACCAGAAAAAAATTTAAAAGCATCTGTTGCATATACAACATCTGAAGCAATTGCATCTATGGCAAACAAAAAAGCTGCAGATTACATTGCTCAATCTGGATTAAAAAATGGTTGGTTGTTTGATACTTTAGAAGATGCAGTCAACGCAGGTTTTATTGGTGCACAAAAAATAACTAAAGTTCCAAGACTTGGAATAATGAAATCACAATTATTGGGTAAATATGCATCACCTGAATACGTACAGATGTTTCAAGGTGTTGGTAATGATCTAGATAAATTAGTACAGATGGCAATATACAGGCACGCCTTACAAGCTAAAGTTGGAGTACAAATTGGTAAAACTTTATACTCACCACAAACACAAGTCAGAAACGTAACGTCAGCTTCTTTCTTTTCTTTAATGAATGGTCACATCGGTAACAAAGCTAGTGTTACAGATGCAATGAGAATTGTTGCACGAGATATATTTAAAGCAGGTCAAAAAGGAAACATCGATGAAGTTGAATTTAATGACTACGTAGAAAAATTAGTAAGACTTGGAGTGTGGGATGAAAACGTTGTAGCTGCTGAAATGAAATCTGTATTACAAGATTTAAGAAGTGGTGTAATTAATACAACAGATAAATTATTTGATAGACTTATGAAGTCAGCACCAACGGATAAAGTTGCAAGACTGTATGCAGGTGGTGATAACCTATGGAAACAATATGGGTGGGAATATGGTAAGTCACAATTATCTATGGCTCTTAAAAATGTTGATGAAGTTGCACAATGGTTTAGATACATGGGTAAAGAATTTGATAGAATTAATACAGTTACAGGTGTTAAAAAAACATACGATGATGCAATTGAAGAAGCTTCGGCATTTTTATTAAGAAACACATATCCAACTTACAGTAAAGTTCCACCTTTTATACAAAACTTAAGGAAGATTGCCGTGGTAGGAAACTTTATATCATTCCCTGCTGAAATACTTAGAACTGCAACTAACATGATTTCAATTGGTTTAAAAGAAGCTGCTCACCCTAACGCTGCCATAAGACAAATGGGTGTTAGAAGATTAACTGGTGCAGCTTTAACAAGTTTTGCAATTGGTAAAGGTGTCAATGAGATATCACAATTTTTAACTAACAGCACAGAATCACAATGGGACGCATACAAAAGATCTTCTGCTGCGTCTTGGGATGCAACATCTAATCTTGTTGCAATCAAAGGTTGGAAAGATGGTGAAAGCGCTGCCATAAACTTTTCGTATTTTAGTCCTTACGATAGTTTATATGAACCATTAGAAGCTGCCATTGCGCAAGCGCAAAAACAAAATTTAAACCCACAAGAAACAGACCAATACGTTTTAAATTTAATGTTTGGTGAACAAGGACCTGTAAGAAAATTTTTAGAACCATACTTTTCTGAACCAATTGGTTTTGATAGATTTATAGATGTTACAACTAGAAATGGTAAAAAAGATCAAGGTGGTTCTGTGTATACACAATCAGATGATTTAGGTGATAAATTTAGTAAATCTTTCGCTTATGTTCTTGATGGTATTCAACCCGGTGTAACAAAAAGTTTAGAAAAAGTTGGCAGCGCATTATCAAAAGATTTAACTAAAGGTGGTAACCCAGTAAATTTATTAGATGAATTAATTGCATTATTTGCTGGAACTAGAATTATTAGAATTGATGTAAAAAAAGATCTTAGATATTTTACATCTACAATGAACCGATTACTTAGAGGTGTAGATGAAACAGAAGGTTTTTATAGTGTAGAAAATTTTGCAGATAGACCGCCTTCAGATTTAATTAAAACATTTGAACAAATGCAAGATGAAGCTTTTAGAGTTCAAAAAGATATGTACATAAGAATTAAAGATTTAGAATTATTAGATTTATCACAATCTAAAATATATGATATTATGAGAAAACAAGGAACTCCAAGAAAAATAATAAATAATTTATTAGCAGGAAGATTTACTCCTGTAAATTATTCTAAACCTAGATTTGAAAACAAAGTAAAACTTGTACAAGATCAAATGAAAAATTTATCTGAAGATTCTGAAAAATTTTTTTATTCTGCAAACAGAAGTTTTTTATTTCCACAAGCTAAACTAGATAAAGTTATTAGTAATTACAGTGGTAAAAAATTTTTTCCTGAAACGTTTAATGAAGAAACAAGAGAATTTGAAGGTGGCTATTATCCTGATAAACAAAAATATAAAACAAACAGTCAGGGTAGATTAATTTATGATTCTGAAGGTAATCCAGTTAAGGAACCAGGATTTATTGAAAGACAGTTTAAAAAAATTCCTAGTTTATTAAAAGATATAGCTTTACCTGGTGCACCTGGTTTTAGTAGCAAACCACAAGCACCGCCATTAGGTAATACACCAATGCCTAAATTAATGGCTAATGTGTCACCAAAAAACCCAATTACTAACTTGACACGTAATGAAGAAGCGTTACTATCACCAACAGAAAAGGTAATAGCGAGTAGGAGAACATAATGGCGAGGAACGCATTACAAAAAATTGAAGAACATGAAAAGCTTTGCAGGATTATGCAAAAGCAAACACATGATAAAATTAATAAAATAGAAAATCAAATAAGTAGATTAGAAAAAATTGTATTAGTATCTGCCGGCATGTTAATTATGGGAATGGCTAATATGATTTTTATGTTGTTAACAAATACACCTGGCTAAAAATTTTTTATGAAACTTTCAAAACATTTTAGTTTAAAAGAGATGACCAAATCAATGACTGCTCAACGTAAGGGCATAGATAATACACCAGGAGCTGGTGAGATTAAAGCTTTAGGTGATCTATGTTATGAGGTTCTTGAACCTTTACGTGCATGGGCAGACAAACCTGTTACGATTAC